AGATGTAGCGACTAAACACAGTATCGAAGAAGGTAAATTCTTTGATGTTGCTGAAGAATTACTCGCTTTAAAAGCTGAAGGGAAAATTGCTCAAGAAGTAACCCCTGAATTAGTAGCCCAGGTTGTCTTAAATGATAGGAACATATCTAAAGCTACTGAACTTTTAGAGAGTATAAATCAAGATGTAGCAGTAGAAGATAATATCCAGACTATTGTGCGTATGTTGCAAAGCGGTATGAGTGATGAGGATATCAGAGTATTTGCATCTAGTAAATGGGGGGAGTCGAATCCTGCTCAAACTTTAGCAAAGAAAGTCCAAAAGAACTCAGCTGTAACAGAAGAACACAGAGCTGATAATAAGCCTAGAGATCCTCAAAATGATGATGTCTGGAGCTTTGATCAGGTTAGTTATTAATTTATGAAAGGTTTTTAAAATGGCTGAATTTAGTATAAGTAATGTAAACAATCTATTTAAGATTAAATATGGTAAGTTATCCGAGAATGTATATAACTCGGCTAACGTAGTATTAGGACGTCAAGTAAAGCGTTATAACTTTACTGGTAAACAAATGTTCATTCCAGTTCCTACCAGTTTTACAGGTGGTGTAGGTTCGGGAACTCTTCCAACAGCGAATCACTCTCTAGTTGAAGATGCTAACTTATTTGCAAAGCGTGTATATGCTCGTATTGAGATTGATCGTGAAGCAATGAAAGCATCTGCAAATGATGAAGGTGCCTTTGTTAGAGCTACAAAATGGCAAGTTCAAAAAGGTGTAGAATCCTACATGAGAAACTCTTCTAGAATCCTTTTCGGTGATGGAACAGGTGCTCTAGGAACTATTGAAGCAGGTGGTGTAACTGATAATGGTGGTGGTAACTATGACATTGTTATCTCCGATGCTACTTGGCATGAAGCAAATTGGGAAGAGCAAGATTACATCAATGCTGGCACTTCTACTGATCTATTAGAAGTAATTTCTGTAGATCCAGCTGCTAAGAGTGTAAATGTTCAAAGAATTACAGGTTCTGTAGTTCCTACAGCTGCAGATGTAATGTATATGCAGGGCTCTAAAGACAACGATCCTATGGGTTTCAAAGGTGTACTAGACTTCTCTTCTGGTTCTCTATATGGAATCCCTCATGCTCGCAGATGGAGTGCTACTCGTACAGATGCTGCAGGAGCTGGTTTAACTACTGATAAGATGAATGAAGTAATGTTAGAAGTACAACGCAAAAGCGGTAAAGTTCCTAACATGATTTTCACTTCTTTCACTCAGTTCAGAAAGTTACTAAACCTTCTAGAAGATCAAAAGCAATACATTGTAGAGCCTAGAATGCCTGAATTAAAAGGTAAGATTAGCTTTAAAGGTATTGAGTTCATGAGTACAGCTGGAGCAATTCCTGTATTCCCAGATCGTTTCTGTGATGAAGATAGAATGTATTTTGTAAATGATAACTACTACAGTGCTGAGCATAGACCTGGCTTTGGCTGGTTCTCTGAAGATGGAACAGTTCTTCTTAGATCTGCTAACTCAGATAGCTATGAAGCTCGTTATGGTGGTTACTACGAGAACTACATCATTCCTTCTTTCTTAGGTGGTCTAGTAAATCTAGCTGTTTAATATTAACTTTTGGTCTAGCTTCATGGATCTAGAGGCCTCAGCCTCAAGGATGAGGCTAGATCAATTCACTTAAGGAGAGAGAAATGCCAAGTGGTAAAGAAATTAAATCTACTCAGAGAAGAGAGCGCAGAGTAGTTATTGAATTAGATAATAGCTTAGCTATTGTTAAAGGTTCTCAGCACGCAACAGCTACTGTAAATGGAACTGGAGATGTTGATCTAGCTTTAGCTCAGCCATTTGCCAGACTTCCTATTGGAATGGTAGCTGGAGCTGAAGCTGATGCTACAGGTTACTTATCTAACCATGCAGTAGACAGTGTAAAAGTGAATGTTAGTGATTTAGCAGGTACAGCTGCAGATAAAGCTGTAATTGTAGAGATCATTGGCTGGGATGCAGTCGACGAAACTTAATCCGTTTAATCCTCAAAATTTTACGGAATTGAGTTTCGAGTCCTGTTCTCACAAAAAAACAGGACACCTTTTTAGGAGGATTTCATGGCCAGTATAGGCAATATTCAATTATTTAATGGTGTAGCAATGGCTACTAATTCCATTTCAGGGACTAAAGCTACTGAACTTCATCAAACTGACTATAAAGCAATGCTAAAGCTAGAGAATACTTCAGGAGCTACAGTATCAGGCAAGATTGAGCATAGTCCTGATGGGGGAAGCTGGGAAGATTTAGCTACTTTCACAGGTCTTTCAGCTGATGGAATTGAGTCTGTTGATGTAACAGCTCATGTTTACCCTATAGTTAGAGCTAATCTGACAGTAGCAGGGGGAACAGCTGATGTAAGCTGCTTTTTATGGTTTGATAAAAGAGGAAAATAATGGCCAGTCCTATCTCGGCCTATAATACCTCTAAAACAGGAGCCTCTGCTCCTAAAGACATCACTAAAACTGATGTCTCAGGTGATAAAGTAGCCTTAGATGTTGCTATTAAAGAAGGTAACATCTCAGGGACTTTTACTCCTTCAGGTTTAACTACTGGGGGAAAGATTACAGAAGTCACCTTGGCTTCTGGAAGCTGGACTGCTCTTCCAGCCTCAGCCTTAGCTAATAGAAATGGTTTAGGTATTCAGAATGAAACGAGCATTAAGATCAAGGTCGGGTATGATAGCGGAGAAGCTGGATTTGTAGGATGGAATGTATATCCTGGAGGGGAGTTCTTCATAGATCTTACAGATAGTGTAACAGTTTATGCTAAATCTGAGACAGGTACACCGACCATAACAGTAATGGAAGTGGCCTAATGAGTTTTTTAAATTCAAGTATTGTTAAGTCTACTCAGAATGTCACAAAAACTGTCTATAATGTAACCATAGCTACTGCTAATGTTGAGCAAAGTTTAGCTTTGAGTGCACAAATTTTAGGATATTTAATAAAGACTCGCCAAGGAAGTGCCGAGTTAAAGTTAAGTCATGTTTCAGGTCAATCTGGAACTAATTATTTAACAATACCTAGGAAAGCTGTTCATACTGATGAACATCCCTATGCAAATCTGACTTTGTACTTTCAAAGTCCTGTAGCTGGAGATGTTGTAGAAGTAGTAACGTGGTCTTAGGTAAAAAACAGGAGGAAATAATATGAGTGGAATAACCTTAGATGAACTGGTAGATATCCAGATCACAGATGGAACAGATACGTTAGCCATTAACGCAGATGGATCCATTGATGTTAACTTTGCAGCTGGAGCTGCAGTAGAAATCACTGATGGAACTGATACTTTAGCTGTAAATGCTGATGGATCTATCAATGCTGTAGTAACAGCTACTGATTTAGATATCAGAGATTTAGCTAATGCTACTGATCATGTTGCTATTGGTGATGAATCTAACCTAGTTGATTTAGAAATTGCTGATGCTGCTTTTGGTGGTGGTTATGGCCTTTCTATGTATGGTGTTCGTCAAGATGCTTCAGGAAGTCCTGTAAGTGCAGATGGAGATGCTCATCCATTAGTATTTAACAATGATGGGGAGTTAAAGGTAGCAGCTGATCTTACTTCAGATGTTGGAGATGATGAGGCTGATTCTGGCAATCCTGTAAAAATCGGTGGTAGAGGTGTAGATGGGCTATTAAGTGCTCTTTCAGCTTCTAATGACAGATTTGATCTATTAGGTGATATGTATAGAAGATTGTGGGTTAACTCTTCTGCTAATGTTGGAATGAGTGTTGGAACTGAGTCTGTTGGTTTAACCGCTGCAGAAGTAGCAGCTTCTCCTTTAGCTGGTAGACGTTTCATCACTATTCAAAATGAAGGAACTGCAGATGTTTACATGGGGCATAGTGCAGCTGTTACTACAGCAAATGGCATTAAGATCTCTAAAAAATCTTCAGCTACTTTTGAATTAGGGGAAGATATTGATATCTTTATGATCAGCGGATCAGCTGGCCAAGATGTTAGAATTTTACAGGCAGGATAATGACTGATAAAGACAAAATAATGCATAAAGCATTAATAAAAATTTTAAATGATGCTGACTTCACGCTTAAAATGCGTGAGGTCTCTACTTTTATAGAAGTTTATAAATGGGTTCAGGAAATGCCTCAGAATTGGAAGAAGCCTGCACCTGTTAAGGAAGAAAAGCCAAAGGTTACTAGGAAGAAAAAATCATGAATGGAATAAGCATTGATGAAAATGTAAACCAGGAGATATCAGATAATGCAGGATCAACTACAGTTATAGTAGATACTGCTACTACTACTCCTACAAACTTTCCATCAGTAGCTGGAAATGCTATTTCAGGCTTTGGAATAGATAACTATGGCACTAATGACATATATATCTCTTGGGATGCAGGAACATCCTTTAAAAAGATAGAGAAAAAGACCTATTTAAGCTGGGATTTAAAGGGAGAACCTACTCAATTACAATTAAAGACTTTAACTAGCACTTCAGACTTTGAGTTGATGCTTAATTTGGAGGAAAGTTAATGGGTAGAGGAGCTCCAGGCTTTAAAATACCTGATCTAAAGAGTCAACTTCAATCAGTAGCAGCTCCAGGAGCCGCTTTTCAAAGATCAGGAAATGTTAAAAATGCTTATCTTCAAGTAGGAACAGTTATTTCAGATACTACTGGATTTCCAGTTAGATTAAATAATGCTGAGCTTACATTCATAGCTGTGACAAACTCTGATATATCTACATTTGAAGTTGAAATCTACCAATGGGATGGATTGCTAGAGTTATTGTTAGCCACAGTTACAATTACTGCAGATTATGGATCAGATTATACTCCTCCAAGTCCTATTCCAGTTACTTATGGAACAGAATTAAGAGCCAAAGTTAATAATACAGGTCAGGCTAAGAATCCAGTAGTTATAGCCTTTACAACAGGAGAAGTGCCAGGTGTCTAAATACGTTAAAAATACAGATACTTCTGATCATACATATTATGGCCAGGTAGTAAGTGCAGGAACATATCATCTAATACCTGTAAATGAAGAGCCAGGCTGGGCTCAAGATGATGATTTATTGACTGATATTGGATCAGGCATAGCTGTCATGGCTAAATCAGATGATGGAAATACTGATATTTCAGGAGTTTCAGAAGCTATTAGTTACTTAAGAGGAGAACTTCATCAAGCTGAGATCATTAAAGAAGTTCCATTTGCTAGTAAAAAAATAGTAGTAAATGGAGTTGAGAAGAGTTTATTTAAAAGAGTTCATGGAGTAGGGCAATCTGTAGCAGCTGGAGCTACAGTAGATATTGATTTTGTAGTGCCTTATCCTCAAGTTAAATTTACAGGAGCTAATGTATTTGGAGGGGAGTTGAAAGATACTCTTGATTTCACAGTACATGATGATGCTTCAAATACCTATTCAGGAGCTCCTGGATCTAATTATCAATTAAATCAGTTTGGCTTTGATGTAGAGCTTCCTCCAGATGGAGTATATGAAAATACCTCTAATTATGATGCAGATTTATATTATGGAATGATCTTAAGATGTAGCTATACTAACAATGCTAGTTATGACAAATATGTCGCAATGAATGTATGGCTTCATGAGGTTAAATGATGAAATACAAAGTCTACATAGGATTTAGTAAGCCAAAGGGAAAGATCTTTCCTATATTTAGCTGGCTGATCAGGCTATTTGAAAGAACTGAATATTCCCATGTATTTGTTAGATTTTTAACTAAAGATATTGGAGATATCATATATCAGGCTTCTGGATCCCAAGTAAATTTCATGGGAGGGAAGTATTTCATTCAAAAAGCTACAGTAGTAGATGAATTTGAATTTGAAGTATCAGAATCTACTAGAAAGAAGATGTTTCGCTGGGCAATTAAAGAAAGCGGAGCTCCTTATGGGATTAAGCAAATCTTTGGGATAGCTTTAGTTAAGATCTTTAGACTGAAAAAGAATCCATTTGCAAGTGATCAAAAGACCTGGGTTTGTAGTGAACTGGCAGGCTTTATTTTAGAAGAGTATCTAGGAACTGATATAGGAGTTGACTTAAATATAGCAGGCCCTAGAATTATTTATGAAAGATTAAAACAACTATAAGCCTCACTAAGAAGGCCTCAAGGATCGGAGGGGGAAAATGAGTACACCGAAGGGCTATTCCAGCCAAACCAAACCAGATAGAGTATCACCTGAATTTGTAACAGTATCACCTGCAGGGGATGATAAATTTGCTTTAGATGTAGTAGATAAGTCATCAGTTCATGTAGCAGATACAGATGCTGCAGAAGCAGGCTCTACAGTAAATGTAGTAAATGCCACAGCTCATGCTGCTTTAAAGGGTGATAGATTAAGATTCACTTCAGGAGCCAATGAAACTATAGAAAGAGATGTGGTAGCTGTTGATACAGATACTATTACTCTTGGGGGAGATCTTCCAGTAGCTCCATCTGGGGGAGATGTTTTTGATATTTTAAGACCTACTTCAATCACAGTAGATCCTGATGGGGGAATAGCAGTTAGCTCTACTCCTGTTAAATTCGTTTTAGATGGAGTTGATACAGAAGTTGAAGAAGATACTGTTACTCCAGGCAATAACAGACCTTTACCAGTAAAGCTTACTGGAGTTACAGGTGATGTGAATATCACAGCTAATGATCTGAATGTTCAGTTAAGCCATTCGGCTGCTACTCCTGATAGTGTTCAGATCGGTGATGGAACAGAAGTAATGGCTATCAATGCTTCAAATGAGGCTCAAGTAGCTGATGATACGGCTAGAGCATCTTTGGCAGTAATTGAGGCTGATACAACTAGCTTAGATACTAAGCTTCCAGCTCAGGGAGCCGCTTTAACTGCAGCTTCTACTCCTGTGAATATTGCTTCAGATCAAACTGTTCCAATAAGTGCTGCTTCTTTACCGCTTCCTACAGGAGCCGCTACAGAAGCTACTTTAGGAACTGTAGCAGGAGATACAACATCTCTAGATGCCAAGGTCCCTGCTCAAGGTGCAGGCTTAATAGCTGGATCAATGCCTGTTAATATAGCATCTGATCAGACAGTCCCTGTAAGTGCAGCGGCCTTGCCTCTACCTACAGGAGCTGCTACCGAGGCTACTCTTTCAGCTGCAGATACTAAGTTAGGGACTATTGATACTTCTTTAAACAACATTGAGATTTCTCAAGATGTGAACAGATCTACTAGAGCAAGTGAAGCTACTTTAGCTACTTTAGATGGAAAAGTAACAGCTGTAGATACAGGAAATGTGACTATTGCAGCTTCAGCTTTACCCACAGGAGCTTCTACATCAGCTCTTCAATCTACAGGGAATACTTCATTAGGAAATATCAATACAGATACTACTGGGATCTTAGCTGATACAACAGGCATTCTAGCAGATACTACTGCTATTTTGGCTGATACGGCTATTATTTCAGCATGGGATACAAATGCAGGAGCTGTTGGAGCTACTACTCAAAGAGTTCACTTAACTGATGAAAGTCTAGCGGCTCTAGAGAACATTACTGTAGTTCAGGCTGGGTTAGATGTAGTAGACTTGATGGATACTCCACTTTTGGATGCATCTAGTTCAAATATTCCAGGATCTGCTAGCTTGCCTTTGCAAATTGTGGCATCATTGGGGAGTGATATTAAAAAAATCCAGTTCAATGATACGACTGGGGGAAATTTAGGTATCTACACAGGGGCAGCTTCTTCAGAAGTATTAAAAGCTGTGATGGGGCCAGGCTCTGATTCAACTATAGACGTTTCAATATCTTCAGGAACTCGTATATCTATTAAATCTTTAGAAGCGAGCGCAATTTCAGTAGGAACATTGTCAATAAATTTTATAGGATAATCGAATGATTAATATTTATGCCATTGAAAATAACAAAAAAGAGATAGTCTACATAGGCCAGACTATTAATTCTCTTAAGAAGAGATTTAGTCAAATTGGATATGGGAGCAATGTTATGTATGGCATAGACAAATCTAAATATAAAATAAAATTAATAGCTAATTGTGCTACTCAAGATGTGGCTGACAGACATGAAAGATATTTTATTTCATTTTTTAATACTATTGAAAATGGTCATAATAAAGTATCTGGGGGTAAGGTTGGATATAAACAGTCTGATTATCATAAAAAAAGAATGAAGGAAGTTCATACAGGTAAAATTGTAACAGAAGAGACAAAAGCTAAATTTAGAAAGGCAATAGGAGCTAAGAGAGTAGTTTGTAATGAAACAGGGGAAATATTTGATTCTTATACTCTGGCAGCGAAGGCTCATAATTTAAATGCTCCTACGCTATACAGACATTTAAACAATATTCCTAACAATATTGGATGTTTTAACAGAACTATGAAAAAAAAGACTTATAGTTATGTGGATACTGAATCTACGGATTCACTGCAAGGAGGTGTACTATCCCATCAGTAATTTTTCAAGGCAATGACGTAAAGGCCCTAAAGAGTAATTTAAATCTAAATGATGATGCAAAGATATTATCAGGTGATACTGATGATCCTAGAGTAGTAGCTAAAGATGCTCCTCAAGGTTCTATCTATATTAGAAAAGGAACAGATGAAATCTACAAAAAGCAGGATTCTGGATCTTCAACTAATTGGGTAGAGCTTGGAACTGGATCTGGATCTGGAGCTAAAAACTATCTAGCTGATGTTAATAACAATATTAATAACTCTATTTTCAGTGATTTTACTATCTTTAATGATGGAGGGACTTATGTAGATGGAACTGGGGGGAGTAATACAGCAATTACTGGCATCACTTCAGCTACTACTACCTTATCAGGAGATGATTCAGCTCAGATTAACTTCAATGGAACTGATAGAGGAGGTCATGGTGTAAGCCTTGATGTTGATATTGATGTTCAAGATAGAGGTAGAGATCTAATAGGGACTATTCCTTACAACATTGAAACAGCTGATGACTATGTAAGTGGTGATATTCAAATCAAAGCTTATGATATCACAAATACAGAAGTTATGTATGTTGCTGGAGTTGAAAATGGAGTTTTAAATACAGGCCAAGATAATCCTGATAAGATTCAATTTAGAATCCCTACAAAAGATACTACAGCTCAGATGAGAATTAGTATTTATATTCCTACTGATAACTCAGGCCCTGGATCCTATGATTTTGCAATCGGGGGAGAGTTAGAGTTCGGACCTCAAAAAGATGTTCCTGGGTATATAGCTAGCTATCTTGGAGATATTGGATGCACTACTACTCAAACTAATGTGACTTTAACTACTCAGTCTTGGAGAGATGGAGATAGTCTTCTTTGTTATTACAAGTTAGTTTATACAGGTGTACCTGTAGGCAATGCTGATGTTGTAATCCCTTACACTATTGATACAGTTAAGGGTAACGGATTAACTTCAGGTGATTTAGTTCAAGGTATATCAAAATATTTGGATTCAGGTGTTGATGAAAAGTTTGGTCCTGTTAGATACAATACTTCTAACTCTATTAGACCTATGTCTACCAGGCCAAATAGCTCAGCCTCTAATGCTATAGCTTTAATAAGTACAACTAACTTCCCATTAACTTCAGGAGATCAGGTAGATGGCTGGTTCAGAGTTCCTATAGCTGAATGGAAAGCTACTAACCTAATTTCAACTACTGAAAATCTTTTTAGGAATCAACAGACTAAAATATATAGAAATTCAGCTTTAAATTTTGGATCTGGATTGACTAAAATTAATTTTGATACAGTAGCTTATGATAATTTAGGCGTAGCTGATCTTACAAATGATAGAATAACAGTAAATGAAGATGGATTATACTGGGTTACATATAGGGCTGCCTGGACTGGAGTAGCAACGGCTGGGCTTGAAGGCCGTATCTATAAAAATGGAGCAGAGTTTATTAGAATAGGTGATGCAACATCAGCTACTACAAAAAGAATTGATTACTCTGAGCCGTTATATCTGAACAAAGGTGACTATATAGAGTGTTGGGTAAATCATGGAGATGCTTCTTTTGATATAACTTCAGGGCAATTAGGAAACTCTTTTTCAATAACTTCTATAAAAGATACTTCAGTATTCTCGGTGTATGGTGAGAGTGAAGTTCTTGAGGCTTCTGCTGGTTTTGCTGCTCACCCAGCAGTAGCTGGCTGGAGAGATCTTGCGTCTTTGCCTTTAAACCCTGGAGAGTATGATATTTTTATGCAAGCCACATACTTATCAAATGGTGCAACAACAACTACAACAATCGCCTTGGGTGGTTCTAATGTTTCAGCCACTGATCCAGGAACAGATGGTAATCAAAAACAAGTTGATACAAAAAATCAAACGACAGGAACTTTTAACCCGATGAACGTCCATATTTTAGGGTATAAAGTTAATGCAAATGAAGATTTTTATCTTAAAACTTTTGCCGCAGGTTCTGTAACAAACTTAGAAATTGCTTATAAAATATCTGCAAGAAAGGTTAAATAATGACTAAGCACGTAGTAAAACTAGAAGATGGTTCTTTAATATTAATGCAAACTAAAGGCTTCACTCCCAAAGGTGCAGTAGGCATCTTACCTGAAGGGGAAGAGATAGACTGGATGATTTGGGGAGATTATACAGATCCTGAAACATCTGAAGTTTATAAAAAAGCTATAGTAGATGAAACTTTAAAAGCCTCTATTTTAGCTCAAAGAACTGCAGATGCAGCTCAAAAAGTTAAAGATGATCAAGTATCAGACAAATATGTCACTTTAACATCAGAAGTAACAGCTGAAGCTCAAGTAAAAATGTATGCTTTAAGTTTAGATTCAGCTATTGCTAACTACTTAGAGCTAGTAATGATGAAGAATAATCCTTCTAAATTTGCAGCTGCAGGACTTTTAGCAGAAGTGGAAGTTAAGGCTTCAGATGATAGCTTATTATTTTCTAAAGGTGATGCTTTAGACACCGATGTAAAAGTAACAGATTATGCTACTCGCTTAATTGAAATAGCTGAAGATTATGCAATCTACAGACATCAGAAAAAGGATACTTTTAGAGCAGATAAAGCTGCAATTTTAGGAGCTTAATATGGGTTATGAAACTCTCACAGGAGGCTTAGAGTTAGTAATACCTACATCAGGAACTACTAACTGGGCTACAGTCTTAAAGAACTCTACCTGGCAAAAGATCAATGATCATCAGCATACAGGGGGAGGAGATGGAAATAAGCTTACTGGAGCTAGTTTCACAGATTTTTCCATAGGAAAGACTCAGCTCGAAAAGAACTTTGCTTTAACTCAACAGACTAAAACACCTACAGGCTCTACTGAGACTATAGACTGGGATGATGGATCTAAGGTGATCTTAGATCTTTCATCTGCAACAGCTGATGTGGCTTTAACTATTAATAACCCGATTGAGGGAGGCTGTTATAGGATTGAAGTAGTTCAGGGAGCTACAAAGAGAATAGTAGCTTGGCCAGCATCAGTTCAATTTCCCCAGGGGGAAGAGCCAAGCCAATACATGGAAATCAATACCAGAAATTTAGTTAAATTAGATTATGATGGAACTCAATACCTAGCTACTTGGGAGCTAGATTTTTCATAGGGGGGAATTATGCCAGAGCCTATAAGTATGGCATCAGCTGGAATTATGGCCGGATCTCAATTAGTAGGAGGTCTTTTAGGAGCCAAATCACAGGCTGAAGTAGCTAGACGCCAACGAATCATGGATGCTTTAGGAAAAGAAATGCAAGCCAAAAAAGCTGCAGCTGAGCAATTACAGCAAGGAACTCAGTCAGCTCTAGGTCAATGGCAGTCCGGTATTACAGCGGCCTTAAGGTAAGCTATGAGAAGAGTAGAATATCTCATAGAGAGATCTAGAAGAGAAACTGAGAATGAAGAGTTCACTGAAACTACAGGTATTCAGGATGCTGAGTTCATTGATTTTTTAAATGATGCTCAAACTGATATTCAATCTGCAATAGCTAGGCAGCATCAAGATGTCTTTAAGTCTGAATATATAACCAATATTGAGGCTGTTCAGGAGTCTTATGATCTTCCAGATGATATTCTGCTAGATAATCGTATTACAAATGTCTGGTATTCAGATACAGGGAGAACTAGAGATAACAGAAGATTAAGATCAGGGACTTTAACTGAAAGAATCTTTGATAGATCTAATGTACCTGCTTTATATATAAGAGATGGGGGGAGAATATTACTTTCTCCAATTCCTAGATCTACCATTGTTAATGGTTTAACTATCTCTTATGTTAAAAAACTACCTCAATTAGACATAAGAAGAGCTAAGATCTCTTCTATCACTCTAGATACTGGTAGCCAGACCATTACTTCCTTTACTTTAGATACAACTTCTGATTTTCAAAGAGATGAATTAATAAAAGATTCTTATCTTTGTATTGTAAATCCCCAGGGGGAGCAGAAGATGTCTAGGATTCCATTTGATGACATTGATAACTCTACAGGAGTAGTAACTGTATCAGCTGGATTTACTTATAGAGATGGAGAAACAGCTGCAGATGACTGGTATGTAGTAAGAGGATATAATTCGACAAATTTGTCACAGCTTCCAGATAACTGTGAAAGGTATCTGACTTCTTATACTAATCTAGAGATTTTAAAGAGAGATTCTTCTGTAGATGTAGGCCAAGATTCTACTGAATTAATGGCTACTAGGGATGAAATTGTAGCTATATTTGCTCAGATTGATGATGATGTTAAACATATCTCTATAGATGACACACAATTTATAGATGATGATGATCTTTGGGTGTTTCATTAATGGGAACTATCTTAAAACAGTTTACTAACCATGTAGGGCTTGATTTAAAGAGCTCAGACATAACCAGAAGGCAGGAATTTGCCTCTGATATGCTAAATGCTCAATATCGTAAAAATGGCAACATCACAAAGCGTGAAGGCTATAGAGGCTTTTCAGAAAGTGATGGAGGCCAAGGTTTAGCTGTTTACAATAGAATCAATCCATCATCAGGTGTAAGAGAAGAGATTCTTTTAGCCATTGATGATAACTTGAAGAAGTTAACAGAAGCTACAGTGACTGTTAATTATACAGGAGCTGAAGTTAGCTGCTTATTTGAGCTGTTTTTTGATTCAGTATCTGGGGAGTATAGAGTTCAGATCACTGAAGGAACTACTTTAGTATTGGATTATGGCTTAGGATCTGGAATTGATGAGATATCTCCTATAGATTTAACAGATCTTAAGACTCAAATAGATGCTATAGCTAATTTTTCAGCTACTATAGTAGGAGAGACTACAGTTCCTGCAGCATTTTTGGATCTTAAAAGAGGTCAGGATTTAACTGCAGGTGATGTAGTTATGACAGCAAGACATTGGGTAGAGGTTAATTCTCCTTCAGCTCAAGTATTTCCTGGCAACGTGACATATAAAAATGATGATATGTTTGAAAATACTTCATGGGTGCAGTTAAATAACAACATATATTTCGGGAATGGTTATGATGAAATTATCAAATTCGATGGTCAACAGGCTTATAGAGCAGGTATGCCTCAAGGCGGCCTTCCCATTCCTTCTGTTGGTGGCGCAGGTGCTATTACTGGCACTTATGACTATATTGTGGTTTATGCTCAATTTGATGCCAATGGCAACATCATTGAGGGAATTTCTTCTAGTGCCTCTAGCTCAGTAACACCTGCAGCTCAGTCTGTAGATGTAACAATACCTAATATATTAGAAACATCAGGCTTTAATACAGGCTGTGCTATTGTAAATGGTATCCAGGCTGGAGTAACTACTATTACTGTAGATAATGGATCAGGTGGTGGTCATACTATGCAAATAGGTGATACTGCTTATTTCTATGATGGAGTTTCAGCTGGCTATGTAGAAAGAGAAATTACTAATATCACAGGGACTTCAATTACTATAGCTGGAGCTGCAGTAAATGTAGCTGATAATGAAGTGATTTCTAATAACCTAAGAATAGGACTATACAGGACCTTAAATGGGGGAACAGTTCATTATTTAGTAGAAGAATATGCAAATAACTCATTTGTAGCTACTCAGATAGTGAATGATAACAAAGTAGATTCTGCTTTAGGGATCCAGTACATCACTCCATTAGTTCCTCATGGCTTGCCTCCAAAGGGGAGATATGTAAGTTCTTACAATAACCAGATGTTTATTGCTGGGAATTTAGACAATCCTAACTTTGCTTTCTGGAGCTCTACTGAACATCCTGAGTATTTTGATTCAAGTTTACTTAATTTAAGACTTCAATCTCCAAATGGGGATAAAATTACTGGTTTAAAGCAATCCAATGAGGTTATGGCTATCTTTGAAGATAAGGCTATTCATATCATTTCAGGTGATATTCCAAGCCTTAATATAAGGGTAGAGACTATTACTAAGGATGTAGGCTGTGTAAGTCATCATTCAATTCAAGAGGTAAGAGGAAGGCTTTATTTCTTAAGTGACAGGGGAGTTTATTCTACTGTTTCAGGTCAGCTTCCTATTGAGATGTCTACCTTTATAGAGCCATTATTTGATCAATCTTCCATTATAGATGATGATTTAAGATACATTCTTAGAAGATCCATAGCTGTAAATGATAGAGACAAAGAGCAATATGTACTCTTTATTCCAGCTGAAAGCCTACTTGGTTCTGACAAATATGCCAATAATAACAGCATTGTATTAGTTCAAGATTACTTTAGAGCCGCTTGGCTTAAATGGGATAATATGAATATGGCTTCAGGTGCTGTTATTTATAACAATAATCTGACCTTTAGTGAGAAGAGAAACTCAGTATTTTCAGGTTCAGTAGAGCACTATCTATATTCTGTATCTAATAGGGGAGATAGCTGGGATTTCCAAGATAACACTGATCCTATTGATTTTAACTACAAATCGGCCTGGTATCACTTAGGGGAGCCTTCTGTATTTAAGAAATGGATCAGATGGAAGCTAACAGGTACTCAGGAAACTGAATTTAACTCATTTATGCTAGATGTGGATATTGAGAAGGATTTCCTGGAGGATTTTGTAGTAGGCTCATTTAGTGTAGATTTTGGTTCTGGAGTAGCTGGATATGGAGTATCTGAGTATGGTCTAGCTCCTTATGGAGATGTAGTAGATCCTAACAGAAAGCACAAAATAGGGCCTATAAAGTCTAAAAGCATAAGAGTTGTATTGAAAAATAGTGAAAATCTTGAGAATGTTAATATAACAGGCTGGGAACTTCAATTATCTGATGTCTACAAAAGAGAGATAAAAGAATAATGAAATTCACTAACCTAAGAGAGTTCAGAGAAGTTTGGGATGAGGAAAAAGCATTATTAAACATCTTTGAATACTTAAAAGTTCACTTAACAGCAACGCTTAAAAACCTAAGCGCAGGGCTAAGAAAATTAAATTTTGAGGATAATTTTGAGGGCTGGACTGAGACAAATTTGTCAATTCCTGCAGGGACTGAAGTTCCCATAAGGAATCAAATCTCTCCAGAGATACCTACTAAGCGGATAATTGTAAGGGGAGGATCTGGAGCTCAGTCTGTAACAGATGGAGTAACGGATTGGAACAGCAATTTTGTGTATCTGACAAATCAGGGGGGAAGTCCTGTAACGATAAGCGTAGTCTTTCTGAAGTAATTTATAGAGACTACGACTCTTACACTGACCATTCTTCTTTTGTGATTATGTATAAAGACTATTATCAAGATGTATATCACAAAGATATAGACAGGATAATAGAGATTGAGAATGAAAAGGGCGAGAAGTTTACTATGAATGAGCTGGATGCAAGTATTAACTCTTACACTATGGTAGAAAAATGTAAGATCAAAGTAGCTCAATTAGGGGAGAAATTGATAGGTTTTATGATCTATCAATATGCTTTTGATTCTATCCTTTTGTGTAGAGGCATCTATTTCATTCCTGAATATAGAAAGAACTTTTTATTAAGAAGATTAATTTTTAGTGTAGGAAATGTATGCAGAGTATTTTCAACTACTCATATTTCTGGAGGTCCTGTTGAAATTCAGGGAGAAAAACCGAATAGAAAGCTACTACACAAAACAAAAGACATGATAGTATGGGAAAATATTATAAGGGGGACTCATGGCGGCTCAAGGTAGCTATGCTCAACGTGAAGCTGATTTGCAAAAACAAATTCAGGCAGGTCAATACCAGACCAAAGAAAGAAGGGTATGGAAAAGAGATCCTGCAGGAGCAGAAGCTGATCCTCAAAGACAGCCAGTAAAAGGTCAGCCAGCTCAGAGTCAGTCACCTTCTGGCCAATGGGTTACAGAAACTTATCAGCAATTAGATCCAGAAGCTGCTAATATTTCCAGGCAAGCTCAGCAATCCAGACTCCAAAGAGAAATGGATATGTTAAGAGGCGAGCAAAGGGGAGAAAGACTCTTTGGAGAAGGCTCAATGGGTAGAATTGAAGAAGGCCTATCTCCTGATATTCAAAATGTTTTAGCTCAAAGAAGGCAAATAGCTCAGCAAGGGTTAGGAGCTGATGTATTTCAAGCTGAAAGAGAAGCAAGGCGAGCAGCACTTGGAAGGCAAGAGCAGGCTCAGGCTAGAGCTCTTAGAGGTTCTCAAGCTGCAGGGGGAGTTACTGGAGGCTTAGCTCAAGCCCAGATGATGAGACAGCAAGAGCAACAGCAAGCTGGTAGGCAAGTAGCTGAAAGACAAATGCTACTAGATACAGCTCAGCAAAGGTTATCAGGTATTGGAGGCCTTGAGAGATCTGCTACTGCAGCTCAAGGTGATATTTTAGCTAGAAAGAAATTTAATTTAGAGCAAAGAAGAAGAGAACTTCAAGGTAGACTTACTACAATGATGGGGGAAGCTGGATTAGGAGTAGCTGAGAGATCATCAGCTACAGCGGCTCAAGCTGCTAAAGAATATTCTAAGGCAGCTGCATCTCAAGGTGGGGGAGGTAAGAAGTAATGGCTGAAGAAATGAAAAAAGGTCCTGGCCTTTCAGGTATTGCTGGCAAGATGAAGGCTCAAACTGCACCTTCTATAGAGCCTAAAAAAGAAGATAAGCCTTGGTATAAATCTCAAGTAGGAAAAGAGGCTATATTAGCAGCTGCACCTACATTAATAGGAGCTGCTCTTGGGGGAGCTAGAGGAGGAGAGATAGGAGCTAAAGCTGGCCAAGCTGGGCTTGCTCACCTTGAAAAACAAAAAGCTCAAAAGAGGCAAGAGTCTAAAGAAGAAGCTGCTTTAGGTCTTAAAAAGACAGAAGCTGAAGCTGAAAGAAGATATAAAACTAAAATGCTTAATTTAAGACAGCAAGAGATTAATCTTAAAAGAGATGCTCAGCTTCAAAAAGAAAGAGGCGAGACCTCAATGTCTAAAAGACTTGCTAATCTGGGAGCTGAAGAAAAAAAGAGATATGATAATGTGGTTATGGGTAAAAAGGCCGTAAATGATATGATGGGAGCTCTAGGAGCTGGAGATGATACTTATTCTCTTATAGGTGATAATGATTTTACTTTTGCTAAGTCTAGATGGAATGAAGCCCTTGGCCGTATGCAATCTGGTGGTGCCATTAACAAAGAAGAAAGAAAAGAATTTGCTAATTTAGTTCCTACAGTTATGGATTCTAGAGAAATTCAAGCTAAAAAATTAAAAGCTATGGGGGAGCTCATGGATCAAAGACTTGGAACTATGGGATTTGCTCCTTCAGAGATTCCAGGCTTTACCATGCCAGGCCAAGAGGAACTAATGGCTGGTTATACTGCAGATAAACCTACAGGATTAAAATCAGCTCAAGCTAGAAGAGGATATATTTTAAAAGATCCTAAGCAAATGACTGATGAAGAGTTAATGAAAGAACTAGGGGAATAATATGCCAGAAGCTAAACCTTCTAGAGAAGATCTTATAGCTAAAGTAGCAGCTAAAAGAAAAAGAGAAGAGTTAATTAAAAGAGTTCAGGAAAAAAGAGCTGCAGAAGCTGAGCCTACAGGGGGAGAACAGGCTGAAGCTGCTTTATCTGGATTTGGAGAATCAGCTACTTTTGGTTATTTGCCTGAAATTCAAGCTGCTACATATCCTCTAGTAGAAAAAGCAGGGGAGCTTATAACAGGTCAGGATATACCTGATGAACCTTATGAGCAAAGATTAGAAGCTGCTAGGAGGCAAACTGCTCAGACTCAGGAAAAAGCTCCTGGATATGCTCTAGCAGGTCAATTAGGAGGTTTCTTAGTTCCTGGAGCAGGTACAGCTAAGGGAGCTAAAGCATTAGCTCAGGCTGGAAAAGGGGGAAGGCTTGCAAAGTTAGCAGCTGGAGCCGCTGGCCAAGGGGGATTAGCTCAAAGGGCCAAGGGACTTGCTACATTAGGAGCTGCAGAAGGTTTAGCTTATAATCCATTAAGATATGATACTCAGTCTGAAAGAACTGTAGGAAAGCAATCTGATAGACTTCAAGCTGCATTAACTGGAGCTGCCTTTGGTGCAGTTTTACCTGGAGCTGAAAAAGCTGTATCAGCTGCTACAAAAGGTCTTTATCATGGAGCTGGTAAATTAGGTAGAAAAGTCTTAGCTACTATGGGAGTAGAAGAAAGAACTATCAAAGAATACCTGGAAGATCCTGATCTTATCACCAAAGCTATTGATTATGAATCTGTTAAGCACAAAATTGATGATGTAATTAGACCTATTAGGAAAGAGCTTAATGATGCTGAAATTGATTATGCTAAGGCTATGGATAGATTTGATAATGCTAAAGTTCAGATCTCTAGCCATTTTAAAGAAAAGGGAAAAGAGATTTCTCAAGCTTTTCAAGAGG